ACACCACCGACTTGCATCTGGTAGTTACCATTCACTCTATCAAATCTGTCACCCTCAACCTCACTATGCATGTTACCCTCAACATAAAGGTTAACATCACCGACAATATGTAATGCCATCCTGTCGTTGTTGATGTCTTTACCGACTCTTATAACAAGATTATGGTCTGATAAGATATATGTATCATTATATGAAACTAAGTTGTTGTTATTCTTCTCATCTATATTAAGAAAATTACCATTTGCATTGAGCAAACGTATGTATTCTCCTTCCTCAGTATTGTTCATCTCGAACATATGACCCGCTGAGGTTGCTTGTACCCAGTTGTATGGATATTGTATTTTTACATCAGGTGCTTCGTTTGGATTATCGGTACCACCTGTAAAAGGATTAATCGCCATTAGTATCCACCTCCATATGGAGAACTAGGAGAACTTGGTGCACTTGGAGCAGATGGAGCACTTGGAGCACTTGGTGCTGAGGGAGTCGATGGAGTAGAAGGTGCACTTGGAGTAGATGGTGTGGTAGGTGTGGATGGAGTCACAGGTGTTGATACTGGATCTGCAACTGTAGGAGTTGACACTACTGTAGTTGCACTATCTGTCGTAGTTGAAGTATCTTGATTATTTACTAAATTAAATCCTGTATCAGTTAATGTAACTTCTTCATCTTCTATCATAGATTTTATCATAGGATGACCCACACAGTCAATATATTGTGTTAATGGTAAAACATTAGTTTCTTTAATTTCTCTAGGACTTGTGTATGTATATACCGTGCTTAATGATGCTCCTGTTCCAGTTCCACCTCTAGATTTCTCCTCAATGACAGGTTTTACAAAACCCAACACTGCTTCGGTAACATTTGTTTTAACGATTCTACCTTGAGAATCCGTTGTAGCATTTCCAATTTGTTTCTTTTTATCTCCTATACCCACTGTAATTATTGGATCAATATAGTTTTTACCAACATTGTTTACACTTACATCTTCTAATTTAGGAATAATATCACCACACTTAGCGTAAATTGCTTTTGCTTCTTGTGGTATTACAAGTGTTGGGAACTTATTAGTAAAGTTCAATATAAATTCATGTCCAGATTTTGTTCTAACAGGCAAACCAACAGTTAAATTTGGATTGAATGAGGGATCTATTGTTGCAACTAATATATGGTCATCATCATACTCTGTATCCACTACCTGTAATATATCAGGATTACCTGTAGTAATTTGTTCTATAAACTCACCATCATTGACATGTTCTTGTAGTCCTATCTTGTTAAGCAAAATAGCATACTGCTCACTAGGACAAAATGTTTCTGCAGGATCAAATCCATATCCTATGCCAGGATTAGTTACTTCAATAGAATCTACTTGACCATTTACAATGTTAGGTTTAAACTGAGCACCACTACCTTCTGGTTCATTACATGTAAACTGTGCTCTAACTTGTGCTTCTAAATTAACGTTAGATCCTTTTTTCTGCATGAATACACCTAGAATCTGTCCTATATCATCAACAATAGGTAACGCTTTGATAGGACTTGTTGATTGTAGATTATCCCATACCATTTCTGGGAAGCATGGTTTCTTGTTTAGTATAGAGTTAGAACAATTGACTGCTGATGATGCAATATCACCAGAGGAATCATAGAAGTTAATACCTTCAAACTTCTCAAGAGGTCCTCGTGTGTCAAATGCCTTTTCTGTCAAACCAGTTGCAATACCAGCTGCACTATTAAGATCAACAAGTGCACCAGTAGCAGTGTTGAATATTTTCTTCACACCATTACGATCTATAGATGGAACAAATCCATTCTTAGGTATACCATTACCTATGATTGATATAGAATTTGGTGGTTTGACTGCATACTGTGCAATTTGTTTTGCTGTTGCATCATTACCTTTTGCCTTTGCACCAAGACCTGTCTCAAATACAGATGCACCTATAGCACATGATAAAGCACCATCACAAAATAGATCTATAAAATCTCCTACTTTATTAAGTAAGTTTTGTATTTTATCTCTTGCACCTTTGATAGCACCTGTAACACCTTTTAGTATACCTAGTGCACCTTGAATTTTATCCATCAACTTCTTCATGATGTCACCAAGCATATTTTGAATAAGACATAGTGCGGTGTCTAATACCTTTTCTACTAGATCACTAAGCATACCTTTGATAAAGTCACCTAGTTCTCCTATCATTTGTTTAAATAGACATGATACAAGATCACCAACATCTTTTAGTTGTTTTCTGACTGCAGTATCTAATTCTGGATCTGGAATACTTAGTTCGGCAAGTCCTTCTTTTACAAGTTTGTTAGTCTCTTCCATGACTACTCCCTTGATATTAGCAGTTAGTCCTGTAAGTTTCTTTTGTATACGTTGTGATACTATATTAATTTCATATTCTAGGTCAACAACTTTACCAGTTGCTTTATCAATAAACTCATCTATATCATTCTTCTCTATACCACGAGCAAATTTCATAAACTCTGCCATGGGTGCTTCTAATTTAGTTGCAGTTTCTGCTCCACACTTACCATTACCAACTTGGACTGTAACCTTTTGTTTTTCTGTTGCTGCTTTTTGTTTTTCACTCTCTCCCTTTGCAGGTCCCCTTTCATTCTTATCATCTACAGTTCCTTCTTCATGTTTATGTCCATCGTTTTTAGTAGGTGATTCATCTACACCAGTTTCTTCATTTTTCTGTATTGTACTACCAGTGTTTGCAGCAGAACTACCATCTTCACCATGATCTCTTGCAGAATATGTTGGAGTTGTTAATTGTGCAAATCCTTCTTCTCTACCACCTTCTACTCCATAACCACCACTAGGATTTTCGTCAGTAATACTTCCCATAACAATAGGAATTTGTGCTGACGTGCCATCCATAAAAAATCCAACAACCCAACTATTAACATGTAATTGATGTATGGATCCAACACCAGAACGTTGTGAATATATTGGGGGCATCAATACCTGTGCCCATGGTAAATCTTGTGTTGGTAACTCTTTTCTATTTGGATTGTGATATCCTACAATTCTAACCTTTACTTTGTTTGTCCAGTCAAAATCACTATAATCAAAATCTCCTAAACCATCTTCTAATTCAGAGTTCCAAAACTTGTTGCCATCATTCTCCACCTGTCCAACCCACCAGTTGAATCCCTCTCTACCTATAAAATTAGCGACATTTTCATTCATGTTTCTGCCTCGGTATCCTCTGTACCATCGGAGTCAGTATATAGAGTTGCTCTAGTTGTCATTTTATCTTCACTACTTTTGAATGTTCTTTCTATTCTACCAATAACATATTTACCAGAATTTGCATAATCTTGCTCTCTGTCACTTGTACCTTTGTAGATATCTAATTGCACAACCTCTCCTATTTCTAGTGAGTAATCTGATACAAATTCTACCACAACTTTTTTATTATAAAACAATTTTTCTCTAAGACTAGATTGTGAAAGTTGTTTTGTAAATCCTTGTGTATATGTTCCAGTAGTAAACAATGCAGAATCTGATATCTTAGACATGATTCTAGTATATGTCCTGTTATTTTCAAACCCAGTGAAGAAATCAGGTGTGTTATTAGAGTTCATAAGACTGACATCTTGATAATATTTATTGATGTTAAAAGGATATTCTTTATACTGCATGTTCTTTAGATCTAGTGTCATAACATTGCTTGAATACGATCCTAAGTTTAGTCCTGCAAGTAAGTCAACTGATGATTCAATTGTCAATTTATCAATTGCAAGTATACCTTTATCATCTTCTTCCTCTAACTCTTCACCCTCATGTCCTATAACCATTCTCACTACAGATGGTTTACTAGCGAAAGAATCATATGACACAAAATTATAACCTGATCTTGTCTCATAAAAAGCATATCCTGCAGTCGCTGCCTTACCACTACCTTTTGTAGCTGGTATTGCCCTTGATGCTAACCATCTTATTGCTGTAAATGGATTCCAATATGGTGATACAAATGAAAAATTGTTAACACATGGTTCAAAATTTACACATCTTTCTTTAGTAACTCCTAGCAAATCCTCTAGTATTTCTTTTCTAACAATATCATGTATTTTCTTTCCTGCACCTTTACCAAATCTACGTGATATTTTGTTGCCCGCATTGTTTAAAAAATCCGTCCGACATAACATTAACACTGCTGAAGACTTACCACCTACGTTTCTTCTATCTTGTATATCATAGATAACAAAATCACCACCTATTTCTGTTGCGTTATCAGCATCTGATATACGGATGAATACGTTCTCCATACCTTGTAGTTCTGATAAAAAACCAGTTTCACTATCTGTTACTTGTATCTCCATAAGAGTAGTAGCAGACATTATATCTTCAGTGTATCTGACATATAATACCTGATTAACTCCAATGGGAGGATAATCCGCAATGAAGAAATCTACTAGTTGAAAATTAGACTGTGTATTGACTGACATTAGAATTGCGAAGTGGTGTTGTATACTTCAATGTAAGGTGATCCTTTGATCTTAGGATTAGCAAGTGCTCCACCTTCTGCTTGCTGTGGTGGTGGACTCTTCGATGATGCTGCTATTGCTGCACCTGTGCCAGATGCGACATCAAGTTGCTTCTGAGTCTTTTCATCAGCACTATCTCTGTTTGCTTGTATAGTTTTATCTGTAAGTTCTGTTAAGTTTGTAGTCTGTTCTTTATTAAATACTCTCTTCATAATAGGATTGTTCTTCATCATGAACTTTGCCATCATACCTACAGGTGTCATACCAAATGCTTTACCAGCTATACCCTTAATATTTTTAAATGTCTTACTCTGTGAAATATTCTGCACACCTTTAAACAATTTGTTTCCTGCATTAAATGCCATGCCCATAGGTGTCATGTTGAATAGTTTCCTAGCAAGACTCTTACGTTTCTTGATAGGTTGCATTGCTCTCTCACCTGTTTTAGGATCACCAAGTCCTATACCATCAGCAGTTCCTGTATATGGTGCACGTCTTCCGTATGATGGATCTCCAACTGCACCTGGCAACAAGTTTTGTTGTGGTGATGAACCTGGTAATTGTGGTTGATCTCCACCACCAGATGAATCTCCACCACCAGTTTTACCACGAATAAATTGAAGTGCTCTTCCTAGAAGACCACCAAGAATAGTACCTCCTTTATTATCTTCTTTCTTGTCGTTATCTGCCTCATCATTAGCAACCTCAGAACTGGCAGCACCTAACTTGAATGACTGAGATATCTTAGATATATTTCTGTTCATTAACTTAGATGCTTCCTTACTTGGTGCAGGAATTTTCTCTAATAAGTCTGTCATTGCAACAGCAGCAGACTTAGCAGGAAGTGCTAAGGCATCCATAAATGCCTTCTTCATCTTAGGATCTATATCAAACTCATCTTTTATGTCTTTTTTTACTTTCTTCTTGACCTGTTTTTCACCTAGTCCTACTTTTTCTAATGACTTTACTTTAGGTCCTTTGCCTGGCAATAAACCTCCTGTAATAGGACTCCTATAGGTTGGATTTCTTGAATCTATATCTGCCTGTACCTCTGCAAGTGTCTTAAATTTCTTTGGTCTTCCTCTTCTCTTTTTGGTAATAGCTCCAGTTTTCTTTGGATCTGGAACAAGATTTTGTTTTGGTGTTGCTTTTGGTTTTACTACAGGTTCTGATCCTAAATTTGTAGCTTTTATATCAACAGTTTGTTCAGACGCAGGAACACCCATCGCACTAGCAACTGCATTAGGATTGCTAATGAAATTGGAAATACCCTTTCCTATATTCTTCATAGAATTTGGAACTTTCATTTAATTAAAGACGTACTTGAATGCCCCTTTACCTTGAGGATCTATTACTGTGTGTTGTTTAGTCCACCACTCGTTGAATTCTGGACTACCTAGTGGCATGGTAGCTGGTCTGTCAACATAAACAATTTGTACACCGCCAGGTAACACTGCACCTTTTGTCATACCACCTCCACCACCAGTTCCAACATTGACTGGTTCATTATTTAGAGTTGATACTGACTGTGGCATGGTGCCAGGTGCAGTAATACTTGCAGTATCTTTCTTCTGAGCAGGAGAAGTAGAACCTGATGATGGTGCACCAACAGGATCATTAAGATTAGGAATCCACTTATTTTTGCCAGGTCTTAACCATTTATCATTTGGTTCATTGTTATAGAAATCAAAGTGAACTGGATCTCCCTCACCTTGCCATTGGAAACCAAACTTTTTACCCTTTTCTCTCATCCACTCATTTGCTTTTGAGTAATAGTCAATATCAATTGCCCAACCTTGTCCATGTGGTGACTGTCCTACAGGTGCAGGATTTATGGCGTTCTCATCGCCCGCATCAGCTGCGTCTATTAATGCTTGTTGTTGCTCTGGACTTCTATATGAAGATGTCACACTCATAGGCAAGTTGATACCATCTTTTGCTGCAGCGTTAACTGCTTTTTTCCATGCTTTCTCAGTGGATGGGTTCAATATGATAGGTCTACCATACATGTCTGTTGAGGGATCAGGTGCTTGAACACCAGATTGTTGTTGTTCTGCTTGCTTTTGACCTGGCAATACGCCCATATCTTTAGCAGCAAGTGCAGCGTCAAGTCCTACTGATACAGCAGTTCCTACGCCAGGTATTGTAGATGCTATACCAGATGCTGCTTCCATCATCGCACCTTTAAAATCACCCGCCATCAATCTTTGTCCTGCAAACAATAGTCCTGCACCCATGCCAACAAAAGGTATTTTCTTCAATAATCCTTTACCTAGTGCCTTTGCACCCACCTTTGCTATTGCTTTACCACCTACTTTTGCAGCAATTTTCTTAGCACCTTTTTTAAGTAGTGCTTTTCCTGCTTTACTTGCACCTTTGACTAACTTTGTACCAGATTTCGCAACTTTAGATATACTTTTTGTTGCACCTTTAGCTGCCTTTTTACCACCAGCTACTATAGTTCTTAACTTTTTGCCTAACTTTAAATTTTTAAATCGTTTTCCTATCTTTAACTTTTTACCTAACTTCTTGACATTATCAAAACTTCTTTTTAATGAACCTAGATTAAAACCACCGCCACCGCCTTTCTTTCCACCTTCTTTTGTTGCTGCTTTCTTAATAGGTGCACCAGTTGCAGTTTGTTTCTTACCACCCCACCATACTAGTGGTGCTTTCAATCCTATTGTCTTTTGTGGTTTTGGTGTCTCAGCTATGCCAAAGAATGTCTTTAGTCTATTTGCTTCTGCTACTACACTTGCTCTTGCAGGGGATGGAGGTAGTGTTTTTAAAAACCCAAGAGACGAACTTATGATTAACGCTGCACCCTGTTTATATACTACTTCTACTGACTTTCCGTAGTTTTTGACGGGAGTTACTATCTCAGGTTCTTTTTCACCTACCTTAGCAATAGTTTCTCTCTTTACAAAACCACCTTTTGCAAGTGCAACTTCTGGTTTCTTTTCATATGGCAAACTTCTCTGTTGTGCTATTTCTTTTATTGCTCTTACTACTACCTCTTCATATTTTTCTTCGTCTTCTGGTCTCTCTATTGGTTCTGTTGTTCCATATGACTTATCTACAGCATCCATGGGTATAGGTGCTATAGCAGGAATTAATTTAACCTTATCTGTTTTTGTGACAGCACCAGCTACTCCAGACGCAAGGTTCTTTGCTGCCTTCTTGAAGAAATTAAGTACTTTGGTAGTGTCCATTAGGATCTGCGTTGTTCCTCAGCGATGCGATCTCTCTCTTTTTGAAGATGAGCTGCTAACATATTCACATATGCCTCACGTTCCCAAGGCATCATATTTTCAACATCTGTCAAGCTATATTTATGGTGTTGTACGAGAGAAAAGTTAGTTTGATAGAACTGCATGATGCCCTCGTGAAAGAGGGCTATGCGAAAAAATCAGATAATCCTTCTAATACAACCTCATTTACAACTTTAGTCTTGGGGTTTTTAACCTTCAATACATGTTTTAGACTTGGCATTGTTTCAAAAAACTCTTGTATGCCATCAAATTGTGAGTTAGTTAATCCCTCTACCCATGCTCTAGATTCTTCGACAGAATCAGGAGAGTAGTCATCTTCACCAACATATACTCTTTTTATACACTTGGCAACTAACTCATATGGATCTGGTTCTTCACCTATAAAGTTAATCTTAGTAAAGTATTCTAAATCAGGATACTTCATCTCGACAGTAAGTTCATCAGATAATTTAATAATATTAGTGTGACCTTTAGGAAAATTGACTTTAACGTCATTGACCATAAACTTTACATCTACAGTTGTTTCACCATCATCTTGACACGTAACTTTCATTTCAATCTCCTCACTGATTGATCTAGCACGTATTTGTAAGAAAAGATATTCTATATCAAATAAGGATAAGTCTTTCACATTAACTTTTGTGATTAGACAGTCTGATATAGTTTTTGTTATAGCGTTTAGTATTTGCTCTTGGTCGTCGTTCTCTAATGCCAATATTAACAACTTCTGCTCTTTGACAAGAAATGGTCTATACTTTACTCTCTTCTTTGAGGAAGGTATGGATAATGTATAGATTGGCGTAGCAATCTCAGGTAATGGCATAATTTATAAAATCAGTATATTATATAGCAACTTATCAGAAGGTCATTAAATGACTATACTCGTAGTAGAATCCTACAGTTACCTTAACAAGTTGTGCAGGACCTGCGGAATATGGTATTGATGCTACAGTATATGGATATGCTTTTACCAATCTAACATTCCATGGGTTCTTATATTCTCCGTCCTTTATTGGTTCTCCTTGATTAGAGTCAAATTTTTCTAACTTGTGTATGAACATGTCACATGCATAGTCTTCGTAGTAGTTAGATGCAAATGCTCTCTTGTATTGTTGATCATCATAAAAGAACTCAGGATTACCACCTACACCATTGGTAGTAAAATCTTGCCATGCTCTAAAAAATCTTAGTGGTAGCGATGTTCCGTCCATAAAGAAACTGACATCTAATTCATTATATACTTTTGCTGTTGCCATTTTTTGTGTGATACCTTTGTGCACTGACTTAACATCAAATGCTGAGTAAGTGACACCTGGCAACTGTATTTCATTGCATAGTAACTGTAGATTTAATCCATCACCATTATCTGTTAATTTTAAAAACTCATCAAAAACGTTATCATCAAAGAATTTTTTTAACTTTGCAGTTGGTTGAAATGAAAATTGGTATAAATTTGACGCAGAGATACCACCAGACTTGCCAATAGCCTGCATGAAATTCTGTAGTCCTCGTGCTGCTGCCATAAATACGCATATGGTTTGATATATGTATTTATGAAGTCTTATAAAGGAAAATACAAAGTTATCAATTACAAGAAGTATATTGGTGATCCAACGACTGTCATATATCGCTCCTTATGGGAGAGAAAGGTCATGGTATACTTTGATCAACGCAAAGATATTAAACGTTGGTCATCGGAAGAAATAGCAATTCCTTATCGTAATCCCTTTGATGGTAAAGTGCATAGATACTTTCCTGACTTCTATTGTGAAAGGATAGACCCTGAGACTGGAAAAATAGTCAAAGAAGTCATAGAGGTAAAACCAAAAAGACAAACATTACCACCTAAATCTAAAGGTAAGACATTACTAACTGAAAGAAAAACCTATATTATCAACCAAGTAAAATGGGAAGCTGCTCATGACTATTGCGAAAACAGAGGATACGTCTTCAGAATCTTCACCGAAGAGCAGATTCGACCAGCTGATTACAGATCTAAAAGGAAGTAAGATAAGTAAATCCAAACTCAGAGAAGAAGTATTCAATATATTATCAGACGATGCCACCGAATCTCCTAGTAAAGGAAGGTATTATACTTTTGAATATGATCCTAAATTTGCAGACAATTTGAAAGAATGGGATGAGTATCCATTGATATATGTTATGGAATTTAAGAAGAATAATTTAATTGGTGCAAACATACATTATATACGTGGCACAAACTCACGATTAAAGGCACTAAATAATAAAAGGTTTCCTAAACGAACTTTACGTCAATACATACCTAAAAGAGCAGATAGCGTCTTTTTTGAGATACAGGAAAGTGAAGTACAAATACTAAGCACCCTACCTATCGAAAAATTTCATTACAATAGATAATGGCTGAACAGAACACAGTAGTTGAATATCCCACTGGTCTCTCGTCGATTCCTTTTGCTTCTTTTTTACAAATAGAGAAGTATAGTTATGACGAAGCACAAAAGAAAGTTGCTACACAATTTAATGACGCTCTTGGATCATTCAATAGAAGTAAAATATCAGACGTGGTTAGATTTGGGTCAAATAGATTAGCAGAAGCATATGGATCTGGCACCCCAACAGATAGTTTTACCGATTATGCATTGAACGAATATAAAACTGAACGCACAACAACAACTGTAAGAGTCAATACTCGTGGTGGTGGATCTAAAACTGTGCAAAGAGGTTCTGGTGGAAATACAATTAACATTACAGATCCAAGTGTAGATCCAAATACAAGAATAGTCTTAAAGAATGGTGAGACAACAACAGTGGGTCAGTTGATGAAGAAAAAAGAAGAGATGAAAGATAGACAGAGTAAAGGTTTAATGTCTACTGTATGTAATTTGCCATTACCAAATGAGTTTCAATATAAGTATGGTGCAGATTGGAACAATGAGTTTAAACTAGGAACATTAGCACTTGCAGCAGATGAAGCAGGAAAGTTTGCAGGAGTTGCAACAGCTGGTGGTATTATAGGCGGTGGTTTAGATTTCTTATCACAAAAACTTACTACTGGATCACAAGTTGGAAAAGTTGGTGGGGTGGATCCTACAAAGATAGTTCAAAGTGCAGTATCGGGTCTACAAACAGCTGCAGATCCATTTAAGATGAATAGTGAATTGAACCCTAAAAACGTTGCAGGATTAGCAGGACTAGCACCAAATGAAAACTCAATACAGTTCTTTGAAAGAATGCAAGGTAGAGAGTTTAGTTTTAGATTTGAATTAGCAGCAAGAAATAAAAAAGAAAGTAACAGAGTTATAGAAATTATAGAGTGGTTCAAACGTGGCATGCACCCTAACTCAAAGTCTGGTAGAGGTAGTGCTGTCATGCTTACATTCCCAGACGTATTTGTATTGACACCTAAGTTTGTGAAATGTGATGAGGATGGAGAACCTTTGGGAGATCCAATACAGCATCCTATGATGCCTAGAACAAAACTATGTGCATTAACTGGACTAACTATAAACACAACACCATTTGGTCAATTACAAACAATATTTGATGGAACGATCCCTATGGTCACTATGGAATTGATGTTCAAAGAAACAACAAAACTTACACGTGTGGATATGGAAGGTGCGTCTTACACAGACAAGAGAAATTCAAAAATTCTCTTTGTAGGCACATCGGATGGTGGATTTATTGCAGATCAAGACAAAGCATTTACTGGAGACGTATCATTCTAATGTTAAATAAATTACCTGATCTATTGTATAATTTTTCGTCAAAACCCCTTGACGCAGATTTCCTATTGGTAAAACATATTTGGAGACGTGCTCAAATTCTTACTGAGTTTAAATCACAAGTTACCATGTTTGATGAAGATATTGTAGGTGACGGTGAAAGACCAGAGGATATTGCGACTAGATTGTATAGAAATCCATTTTATAATTGGACTATACTTGTTATCAATGACATAGTTGATTACTATGCACAATGGCCACGTTCAGTTAAACAATTAGAAACTTATATTAACAACAAATATGATAACCCTGCAGCAACTAAACACCATATAACTACAGAAGTAAAAGATGCTAGTAATAATATAATCGTACCTGCGGGTAAAGTTGTAGCATCTAACTATCAAGTTGCATATTATGATGGATCTACCACTGTTACTGCCAACCCAGTAGTATCAGTAACGAATGCACAATACGAAACAGAATTAAACAGTAAAAAACAACAAATACAAGTAATAAAACCAGAACTGGTAGAAGATTTTGTAGCGACATATAATTCAATATTGAAGAAAGGAAAAGTAACTATAGTTGGCGGTGGAACGTCAGATATCAATATGTAATAAAAAAGACCCCCGAAGGGGTCTTATTTTTTTAGTCGTCTTGTGCTAGTTGAGCAAAGTACGATAACGTATCCGTTTCTTCGGTAGAGGTAGGTGCTGCAGCAACTGGTGTTGGTGCTGCGACAGTTTCTTCTTCAAAAACTTCTTCGTCAACTGGTTTAGAGTAATTACCCTTCAATGTAGATTCAAGACGAAACTTGAGATCTTCATATGACTTGAACTGGTCATCAGCAGTAAATGCTGCTAGACTATGCTCTTCTTTCCAGATTGCTTCCAACTCTTTGTCACTAAACTCACCTAGTGTAGCGGGTTCAGCAAACTCAGACTTGTCGTAGTTCCAGAATCCTGCAACTCTTGTAATTTTGAGTTTGAAATCAGCACCCTTCCAGAAATCGAATGGGTTTACTGGTGTCTCATCCTCAAATGCGGGTTGCATTGATTCCATGATCTTGTCAAAGATTTTCTTACCATATCTGTATAAGAATACCTTACCTTCATTAGAAGGATTTGCACTATCTTTAACAACATAGATGTTGCTGTAATAGTTTAACTTACGCTTTTGTTTGCGTGCTTGATCTCTTTGTGGAGATCCCTCTGCTCCTGCGTTCCAAAGTTCTCTATTGAGATCAGAAACAGGATC